GCGGAGTCAGAAATCGTAGAATGGATTTTTGAGGAGGGAGATTTAGATTTCTTAACTAAAAACCAAACTATGGAATTTATTAAACATAGATTTAATGTATCATTAAACTCTATTGGTGTAGATGGTATCTTCGAAGTTAACGAATCTTTGTTGGAAACTACAGAGTGGTTTGATGATGAGATATTAACTACAAAACACACAGATTTCTTTAATAAGAGAAGTATTAACTACAGTAAGAAGTCGAAATCAATTACATCTAACGATTTATTTTAACAAAAAAATTAAAAATACAATGAATAATAAAAAACCATTTGATTGGATTAATGAAGAATCAATTACCTTCCTACGTAGAGGATATCTAAGTGAGGGAGAGGAACCATTAGAAAGAATTAGAACAATCGCTAACCACGCAGAAAAACTTTTAGGTATAGAAGGTTTTGCTGATAAATTTTATGACTATATGGGTAAGGGTTGGTATTCCCTTTCATCACCTGTATGGGCAAACTTCGGAAAAAAGAGAGGTTTACCTGTAAGTTGTTTTGGTTCTAATATTGGTGACAATATTGAATCAATTTTATATACGCAAGCTGAGGTTGGTGAAATGTCTAAAATGGGCGGAGGTACCTCAGGTTACTTCGGTAATATCCGAGGACGTGGTGCTGAAATCACAGATAACGGATTGGCACCAGGTGCAGTACACTTTATGAATCTTTTTGAGAGTGTTGTAGATAATATATCACAAGGTTCGACTAGAAGAGGTCGTTTCTCACCATACCTACCTGTTGAACATCCAGATATTATGGAGTTCTTAGAAATAGGTACAGAAGGGTTCCCCATCCAAGATTTAACACACGCAGTTACAGTAACTGATGAGTTTATGAATGATATGATTGCTGGTGACCAAGATAAGAGAGCAATATGGGCTAAGGTAATTCAAAGGAGAGGTGAGATTGGGTATCCATATATTATGTTCCATGACACAATGAATAATGGTACTGTTGACGTTTATAAAGACAAAGGAGCAACAATTAATAATTCAAATCTTTGTTCTGAGATTGCGTTACACAATTCAGAGGAAGAATCATTTGTCTGTGTTTTATCATCAATGAATGTTCTTCATTATGATGAGTGGAAAGATACAGACGCTGTTGAGGTGATGACTATGTTCTTAGATGTAGTAGTTACTGAATTATTGACGAAAATTGAAGAGTTAAGAGACAACGGAACAATTGAGGGTAAAAGAGCGTTCTTCTACTTAGAGAAAGCATATAACTTCTCTAAAAGACAAAGAGCACTAGGATTAGGTGTATTAGGATGGCACTCATTACTTCAATCTAAAGGATTAGCTTTCGATACAAGAGAAACGGCAAGACTGAATGTTGAGGTATTTAAAAACATCAAAGAAAAGTCATATAAAGCATCGGAGCAATTAGCTGAAATGTTTGGGGAACCTGAATACTTAAAAGGGTATGGGAGAAGAAATGTAACGCTTAACGCAGTTGCACCCACAACCTCATCGGCGTTTATTCTTGGACAGGTTTCACAATCAATCGAACCCATATGGTCTAATTGTTATGTAAAGGATGTTGCTAAGATGAAAGTAACAATTAAGAATCCTGTTCTTAAAGAGTTATTAGTAACTATGGATAAGGATACTAAAGAAGTGTGGAATAGTATTAAACAGGCAGATGGTTCAGTACAACATTTAGATTTTTTAAATGATGAGCAAAAAGATGTATTTAGAACTTTTGCGGAAATTAACCAATCATCAATTATCAATCAAGCTGCAGTACGTCAAACATATATTGACCAATCACAGTCGTTAAATTTAATGGTGGCACCTGATATGCCAACAAAAGATGTTAACAAACTTCTTATTGATTCTTGGAAATTAGGGGTTAAAACATTATACTACCAACACTCAATGAATTCCGCTCAAGCTTTCTCAAGAAAGAAGTTAGGGTTGAATGATTTACAATGTGTTGCATGTGAGGGATAATTGTTAAAATTAACATACAATAAATATAAAAGAGGACTTCGGTCCTCTTTTTTTTATAATTTATAGTGTTAAGATATTTATAGATAATGGCAAACGGTAAAACATATGGTATTAATTTTCCTTTTCAAGATAGTAGGGATGGAAAATACGTCTCACTCTCTCAAACAACTGATGAGGAGATAAGGACTGATTTGTTACATCTTATTCTAACTAGAAAGGGTAGTAGGTATTATTTACCTGACTTTGGTACTAGAATATATGAGTTTATATTTGAACCTATGGATGGTACAACATTCGAAGGGATAAAAACAGATATCACAAATTCAGTTGAAAAATATATACCAAACCTAACAATTAATGAAATTACAATTACACCTTATTTAGATGACTTAGAGTCTCAAGGTGAATTAAACATGGATAAATTAGGTGTTGGTGGGATATATAGATTACCTGGTAGGGGTGTCGAAGAGTATACGGCAAAATTAAGGATAGATTATACAATCACAGATAGTACTTTTCAATCTAAAGATTTCATAATTATAAATATTTAATAATAGATGGCAAGTAAAAAAATTTCATATACAGAAAGAGACTTTGAAGGACTAAGACAAGATTTAGTAAACTACACTAAACAATATTATCCTGAATTGATAGATAACTTTAATGACGCTGCGGTTTATTCAGTATTGATGGACCTAAATGCCGCCATTGGTGATAATCTAAACTATCATATTGATAGAAGTGTTCAAGAAACTGTTTTACAATATGCTCAACAACGTTCATCTATTTTTAACATCGCCAGAACTTACGGTTTAAAAATACCTGGTAATAGACCTTCAGTAGGTATTGTTGATTTTTCTATTGTGGTGCCAGCATCTGGTGACCAAGAAGATACAAGATATTTAGGTATCTTAAGAGCCGGTTCTCAAGTTATTGGTGCAGGTCAAGTATTTGAAAATGTTTACGACATTGATTTTGCATCTCAATATAACAACGAGGGTTTTCCTAATAGAACTAAGATACCTAACTTTGATTCTAACAATGTATTAATAAACTACACTATTACTAAAAGAGAGGTTGTTGTTAATGGTATAACAAAAGTTTTTAAGAAAACTGTTAACCCTAATGATGTTAAACCATTTTACGAGTTTTTCTTACCTGAACAAAACGTTTTAGAGGTTGTGGACATCATACAAAAAGATGGGACATCCTTCCAATCCACACCAACGTATTCAGAATTTGTTAATGCTCAAGATAAGTGGTATGAAGTGGACTCATTGGCTGAGAGTACTGTTTTCATTGAAGACACAACAAAACCTTCTGACTTACCGGGATTAAAAGTTGGTAAATACATAGATACCGAAACTAGGTTTATAACAGAATATACACCACAGGGTTTTATGAAAGTACAGTTTGGGGGAGGTACAACAACACCTGATGACCAATTAGCTGAGTTTGCTAGAAACGGGGTTTCATTAAGAATACAAGAATATCAAAACAATATTGGGTTAGGTAGGACAGTTACTGCTAACACAACTTTATTTGTTAAATATAGAGTTGGTGGAGGTGCACAATCAAATATTGGTGTTAATGCAATTAATCAAGTAGGTACGGTAAACTTCTTTGTGAGTGGTCCCTCTAACACTATTAATCAAACGGTAACTAACTCATTAACGGTTAATAATGTTACTGCGGCTATTGGTGGTGCTAACCAACCATCTATTGAAGAGGTTAGAAATATGGTAACATTTAATTATGCTTCTCAAAATAGGGCCGTTACAATTAATGATTATAATGCATTAATTAGGAAAATGCCAGGAAAATACGGTGCACCTGCTAAAACAGCAATTACTGAAAAAGATAATAAAATTAATATTAATGTTTTATCATACGATTCAAATGGAAGTTTAACACAGACAGTGTCTAATACGTTAAAACAAAATATTGCTAACTACCTTTCAAAATATAGAATGATAAATGATTATATATCTGTAAATGTTGGTTTAGTGATTGATTTAGAGTACGATATTTCTGTTGTTATTGATTCGGGTCAAAACCAAGGTAATGTAATCACAAAAATAATTGATGAGGTAACAAGTCTCATGTCACCAATTAATAGTACGATGGGTGAGAACGTGTTTATATCTGAGGTTAAGAAAAACATACAAGATGTTGCGGGTGTGATATCTGTGACCGATTTAAAAGTTTTCAATAAGGTAGGTGGTCAATACTCCTCTTCTGAAACCTCTCAAAGATATTCTGACCCAAAAACAAGAGAAATTGCGTTAATTGATGAGACAATATTTGCAGAACCATCTCAAATTTACCAAGTTAGGTTCCCAGAAAAAGATATCAAAGTTAGGGTTAAAAACCTTAAAAACGTGGACTACAAGTAATATACGTTTTACAAAACTTACTTATGGGTTTATCATTGTAAAACGGATAAATAAGTATTTATCTTAAAACTACTTTATGTCTAAATCATATAGAATAAGAACCAAGTTAGGAACCGACCAAAATATTAATGTTACGGTTGAACAAGATTTTGACTTTTTAGAGATACTTTCTTTAAAGTTAAGACAAGAAGACGTGTACTCAAGATTTTGTGCCGATTACGGTGTTGTTGTTGGTCGTGTGGTAGCTAACAGTGGATTTGGTATACCTAATGCTACGGTATCGATATTCGTACCGATAGATGAAATAGACTTACAAGACCCAGTAATATCTACATTATATCCATATAAGTCTGTTACAGATAAGAATGAGGATGGGTATCGATATAATTTACTTCCATACGAAAAACAATACGGCGGACATTCGCCTACAGGAACATTTCCATCAAGGTCTGATGTGATGACCAGAAGTGAGGTTTTAGAAATATACGAAAAATATTATAGGTATACTGTTAAGACAAATGACTCTGGTGATTTTATGATAACAGGGGTCCCACTCGGTAATCAAAAATTAGTGTTAGATTTAGATTTATCTAATATGGGGTGTTTTTCTTTGAGACCTCAAGATTTAATTAGAATGGGTAGAGGTGTGTCATCACAGTTCAATGGTTCCCAATTTAAATCATCACAAGATATTAATTCATTACCTCAAATTATAAATCAAGTTAAAGATATTGATGTTGCCTCTTTTTGGGGTCAAGAGGATTTATGTAATATTGGGATAACAAGAACTGATTTCGATTTAAGGGATATAAATATTGAGATTCAGCCGACCGCAGTCTTTATGGGTTCTATTTTTTCGTCATCGGATAGTCAGATGTTAAAGAAGAATTGTAAGCCAAGAACAGAGCAGGGTGATTTATGTGGGTTGGTTACAGGACCGGGTGAGGTTTTATCTGTGAGACAATCAATAGATTTGGATGAGGATGGATACCCAGTATTGGAACAATACTTACTACCTAATGGGGGTAAAGTTATTGATGATGAAGGTACGTTTGTCACTGATATTCCAATGAATTTAGATTATGTGATTACTAATGAGTTTGGTGAACAGGTGACCTCTAATGACCCTTCAATAGGGATACCGACAAAAGGTAAATATAGATTTAAGGTTAAGTATCAGTCTGAGGAAAATGGACCTGCTGTCACTGATGGTATTTTTAATTTTATTAAAGGTGATATTATTAGAGCGAATTTTCTGGTCCCACAAATTCGTGAGTACGGTTGGCAAGGAAATGCGTCAAATCCTGGTGTTGACCCTAGTACGTTATCTACACCTGTTGGTAATTCAGTTGAAGTGTTTAATAATAGTAACGAAGTTCAAACATCATTTATTACTATACCATTTAATCGTAGTGTTGAAGTATTACAAAATACGGATGCAGAGAAAATAGAAACTTATGTTAATGGACAGCTAAGAACTGAGAAGTGGATAGATTTTCCATCGGGTGGTACATTAGAGATACGGGTCACTAAAAAACAAAATTCTACAGGTGGGTTCATTGTACCTGTAAATGTTAGTTACACATTATATGATTACCGATATTCACAGTTTCAAAAGAGTTATGGGTTTTCATTAAATTGGAATGAATATGCGGATAAAGACGCTGGTGTTAAATGTGAAGATTTCTTTTATGATATGGTATACAATAAGGTGTATACTACTGCTCAAATGATTGACGAACATAGAAAAGGTTCGGGTCGTGCTAAATTTATGGGTATTAAAGAGATACTTGATAGAGGATGTGAGTCAACAACTAATAAATTTCCAACGAATGACGGAGTTAGAAATTTTGATTTCTTATTTCTTTTATTTAATATAATAATTACAATAATTGGTTTTGTTGCGATACCACTGATAGTTCTATTACATGTAATCGCGGGAATTTGGCCGATACTTAAATGGTTTTTAGCAATATTTTTTCCAGCGTTTTTAGCGTTTCAAGCTATTCAATTTGGAATCGCCGCGTTTGCTGCGATTCCGTTGTTTGGGTTGGTAGCGGTAAATGGGTTATTGGCACTTGTGTTCGCCGCGGCGGCGGTGGCGTTTGGGATTGTTGTTTCACCACTCCTTGTTAAATTTAAGTTTAAAAGTTTTAATTTACCAATGATGAGTTATCCTGATTGTCTAACTTGCGATTGCGATGTTGAAGATTTAGATAATGATGAGATAACTACAAATATATTAACAGGTGGTGATAATGGGGGTGCTGGTACTTCAATAGGTAAACAATTTACAGTATGGGATAATGGTGGTGATAGTATTTTGGCTCCACTTACAAACACTTCTACATGGGGTAAATTAGCGGGTGACCCAGCTAATGAAGAACCTGTTGGTATGGACCCAGATAATTACTCAGGTAGTCAAACTAAAAAAAATAATAAATATCAGGCTAATTTATTCGGTTTTAGATATGGGCTTGCTGGATATGCAGATTTAAATTCACCACATTACGGATTACCACTAACTAGAGAATATAGGAGAAATTCACCCGACAGATATTATTTGACGAGTCAGGCGACAGTTGCTCAGTCAATGAATCTTATGAATGTTAGGTCAAGATACTTTAATTCAACATATAATACGACTAATGGTCAAAATATAATTAAAACTGAAGTTAATGGGGGACCAGAATATACAGATAATGTTGTTATGATGTTAGTATCTAACGGTTCATTCAATCAGGGAGATATCGTCACATTCAATGATGTGGGTGATATAATTGATACAAACTATAGTGGAAGTACAAATCCGATAAATCAATTTGGTTCTCAATCAATTACAGGAACGTCGATGATTAGCACATCAAAAACTATTAATTATATTGATGAATATGGTAACAATTTAACCTCAACAGTTGCCGTAAGTGCGTCAACAACTGAAAAAGAATATGAATTTAAGACAGGTGTTGAGTATTTTCAGGTCATCACTACTAAAACATTTACTGATATAAATAACACGACTGGTGGTATAATACATCGACATTTTAATCTTCCTCAATCTGAAATACCTTATTATAATCCGGCTACTAATAGTGTAGGTTATGTGGTGGGTAACCCATTTACCTTGATGGGTTCTAACCTAACAAATAATTTTAAATTGGTTATTATGGTTAGGGGTGTTGATGTTTGGACAGATAGACAAAATATTAAATATGATTTATCAAAATTATCTGGTCAAGGTTATGGTACTGAAGTAGTGAGTGGTGACTTTTATATGAATGTCCCCATTCAAAAAATTACGAATAACAGATATAGTAATACATCTCATACTGTTGGATACAGTGACCCAAACCAAAAACTTTATCACGAACCTTATAATTTTGCGGTTGACCCATCTGCATATTCTACGGTAACGTCAAATAAGATAAAATATTATTCGTCATTAGGCGAGAATATTAACCAAAACTCAGATTGGAATCTAAGTTCTTACGCCACTTTATCTGCGGGTAATGTCGTAATATCCAATGATAATTGGAATACAATTAAATTATTTGCTAGTTCTAATCCCACTGTTTCTGTAAGTCAAAACATAGTGAATGGTGGTACATTACTGGTATCACCAGGACTTTTGTTATCAACCTCAGCAGAAGGGAATGCTATTTCACCAAAATACGATAGTATAAGTGTAAACATTAGTGGTTCAAATCCAAAATTAATTATTAGGAGTGATAATTTACCGACATCAGATAATGAGACTATTAGCTTTACTAATAGTATGGCTTTCCACTTAAACAAAAATTTCAAGATATTTAAAGTTGACGCTGACGGCAGTGAATCGCTCACTGAAAATAGTTTTGACACTAGTGATGGCGCGGAATCTTTAGATGATGAGTTTAATAATAATGCATCAATCAATAGTGTTACGGATTCTTTTTCATGTGCAAATATGGTACCACTAGAATGTTACCAACCGGGTCCAAATAACACCATAATAGTTATACCAAATTGTCCGAGTAACACTAATCCAACATTAGTTAAGAATGGGTGTTATACTTTATTACAGAAACCATATTTCTCGATTGGTAGAGATATTGGTAACTTTACTGAGTGGAAGGCTAGATTTAGAATGATGTTTGGTATATGCCGTAATGTAATGTCATTAACATTTGTAAATAACTGGGTAAACGGTACGTTATATATGTATTCTTTTCAAAAACAAGATGTTTATAGTAATGATATTAACGATACAAAATTCTTAACATCACCAGATTATGATTATTGTAAAGACACGATTTCGTACCAAGAAATAAATAATTCATTTTTCTACAGAGCATCACCATTTAACAATGGTAGTTTCACAGGTAAATTACCTCCACTTAAAAATGGCGGTACTACTTACCCTGGTCAAAATAATGTGATGTTAGGTAACCCTACGACTATTATGGATTTGGGTCCTAGAGACGAATTTTTACAGGAGATATGTTTTAATGATGACTATCAGGGGTATATTATTGATAGTGTTAGTTCGACGTCCTATAAAGATACCTCAGATTTATTACAAGTTTTTATTATAAGTAGACTATCAAACGCTAACTGGCTTGGTCAAATAACTGGTCTTGGTAATGCATCAATAAGAAAATTATTCAGTAGAGAAAACCAAAGATTAGACGGTGATTTATCCCAATTAATTAGTATTAACTCAGAATTTGGTGTCACACCTTTCTTAGGTAATAATTACTCTGGAGATGCAATATACTACGATGTGAATTCAAACGACCCAAATATTGGGATATTCTTTGAGGGGAATACTATTGATAGAGACTTAATAACACCAGGAAGGGTAACATTTAGAGACAATCAAGTGTCTAGTCCGTTATTTAATTACTATGGTTTTAAAGACCAAGAAATACCGTTCCATCCATGGTCTGCTAAAAATAACTTAGTGATTTTTGGTGACGAGGATAATGATTGGTCATATAAAAATACTACAAGTAGTATATATACGGTAAATTATCAGTCTATTGATAGACTTACTAATCCTCACACATTCCAATCAGCAGTATCAGTACCAACTAGTGAGAAACCTGGATTTATATATAATTCGTCGGGTTCTACTTCTAATATTGGGTATGACAGTACTATTAATCCTAGTGCATATAAACAAAAGTTATTGGTTGGTGCACCCTATCATTTTTATTTTGGTCTTAGGTCGGGTAAATCTGCAATGAACAAATATATTGATAAATTTATACTTAACCAAGAAATATTATGAGTAAGGAACCAAACAATATAAGAATAGTTCCGAGCGAAAAACAGTATAAAGGAGCACCCACTTTAGATAGTGGATTACCAATTACTTTAGAAGGTCAGAAAAGACAAATGGTTGAAGGTGACCGTACAGTTATAGTAAATTTAGCTGAAAGGTTTGATAAAGAACGTCAATCGTCTAACACTATAAGAATTACGGGTAAATTAAGTAATATTTTTGATAATATATATACTGGTAAAACAACATATTCTCCATTTAGAAATGATTTATATTATGTAGACGCTCTTAACTCAGTTACTAGTAATGATTGGAGAGGGTACCCACAATATGATGAGTTTAGTTTCTTAAGGACTGAAGGTATAGATGACCATGTTGATTTAGTCACAAAAAGTGCAACGACATATAATTGGACTATGTATATCTCATACGCGTTTGAAAATGTAACTGCTCAGACAATGTCCTACACCAATGAAAGATTAAGTGCTACGACATTATTTAATGTAAGTGACGGTATTCCATTCGTAATGAAAAAAAGGAAGGTGAGTGGTAAAGAACTGATTACCTTTTACTGTGGTGGAAATCATAATTTAAGTGTTGGAGAGTACGCTAAATTATCATTTGACTACAATGGAGAATATTATTTTCAAGTTTATGAATTGGGTGATGAGGAATATAAAAGTGATTTAAATGTTTTTTCTATATATGATTTAGGATATACGGGAACTACGTTTGGTGATGGTGTAACGGGTACATTTAAAAGGGTTATTAATAAAAATAATTCAGACGAAACCACATCAAAGTATTATGTTAGAAAACACAAAATATTAACAGATATTAAGGATTATAATTTGGCTAGAATGGGTTTTGAAAACATTCCATTTAATAATAATTCAAAATTAGAATATTCGGCACTAACGCCAAATAATGTACAACGAGTTTCAGTTAGAAATAGTTCACAAACAGCATCCTATACGTTCGAAAAAGACATTGATATATCGAAATATAGGGATAACCAAGATAGACCCTTAACTGAATTATTTGTAACGATTCTTAATAAGGGTTATATGGGTTGGTTTAATAAGCCGTCTCCAACAAATCAAAACACCTCAATTAATATAGGTTGGGAATTTAATCGTCTTGAAAATGTGGTGGATAATTGGTGGTTACCGACTAATAGTAACAATAAAGATAATATACCATTATCAACATACACCAAAAATGGTAAACAATTTTATTATAATGAAAATTTATCAAATGGTGACGAACTATTAGGTGATTTTTGTGAATGGAATGACTTTTTAATGACTGAAAATGTAATATCGCCACTTTTACATAAATATAGTTTTAATGTTGACCACTTTTTTATGAGAAATAATCCTGCGGTTCCTATTGGTTATGTTTATTACCCTTATCATAAAATTAACGTAAAAGAATTTTCGTCATATGTTGAAACGGGTAACGTAAAGGATGTTGATAATATTCCTGATTATGCGTTTTACTCAAATTTTGAGGAGAGATGGAGATGGAGAGACCTTTATCCTTACGGATATGTTGATAGTGAAGGTGTTGGTGTTGATTACCCATTTTTAAATGGTGCTCATTATCCCTTTAAAGACATAAACTTTTATCAGATGTCACCACAAGTAAGACACAGTGGTTTAAATATGATAGTACAACCAATAATTGATAATTGTGAATAAGTATAGATTTTCAGATAATGGGGTAGAAAGGGAACTTCAGATACCAATAGAACAATTTTGGGATGTTAATGGCCGTGAAGACGCTATTGAAATATATGAACAAGATGTTGTTGAACAAGTGATAAATCCTACTGAGGATTTTGAAGTAACTAGATTTGACCATGAATCATATCGAATAGTAAATAAAGACCCAGATGTTCCTCAAACCGAATTTAAATCAAGTGTTAATTATCAGTTTTATTTTTTACCTGATAATGTGGATGTAACAGGTGCAACATCTAGTGATTGGGTCAATAACTATAACGCTGCAGGATTTACAAATAAAGAAATATATTATAGTGCAAATTCTTATAAAAATAGTTTTTTTAAATTAGATTTTTATGACACAAATGAGAGTCAAAGTCAACAGATATATTTTACCATAATTCTACCTTCATATCAGGGACAAACTAATAATGTTAATATAGGTTCAAATACCGTCCCTAAAAATGTGAATGTTAGAATACCAACATATTATTTAGATTATATAGGTGATAAAGAGGGGTTCTTTGTGTATTGGTTAAAAGATAGGGGATATATCAATTTAGATGAATTTTATATGTCTGTAAAATATTTTAATGGTAAGACAGGTGAATTCACTAGAATGATGATTGAACCACAAACGTTAATGCCAAACATATTCACCTTTAATAAAGAGGACAAGTTTTATACTAAAATAGTACTCGACTATGATAATTATCAATATAAACTAACTGATTTAAATGGTATAAGAATTGGTACAACAGATAATCCTGTGAAGTTTTACGAATACGTTAATCCATAATGAAGACCGATAGAACATATATTAAAATTTCACCTGAAGTGTTAAAAGATGACATTGTTCAGGAAACCTATAGTGGTAATACTTTTGGTGTATATTCGGGTATGAGTGAAATACTTAGTGGTGGTACGGGTGGTTCTTCATTATTAACTGGTTTAACCATACCATTAGTGTTTACACAATCCTTTAATGATTTGGGTTACTACACACCATTTGACGGTTATCTTTTACAGAAAGATGTGGTCAATAACTTTGTTTATTCTGCAAGTACTGCAAGTGGTTATGATATTAAAGTCTTTAATACGTCTGATAGGGATTTTAAAAAGTTTTTAAAGTTAGCCAACTATGTTATTGATTGGGGAGACGGGTTATCTACACAAACAATTAATGATACAACACCTTCATTCTTAACGCACACCTATGCAAGTAGCGGTGATTATAAAATAACCATTACTCAAACGAATCCATGGGGTACAACTGAAGTTAAAAAAACCATTACTATTCCGATGACCGGAGTTACGATATCAAATCAACAAGGTAATATAACTTTTACACCTCAAGGAGGTAGTTGGTCAGGAACACCATTAAATTACAACTTTATTTTTAGTGGTGATTCAGAGAATAATATAAATTCGCAAATTTCATCAAATTATGTGTCTGTACCTTTTTTAGTTTCAGGGTATACTATAAGTCAGTTAACAACTTTAAGTAGTTATGGTTCTATTAGGTACGCAACTAATGTCCCTATTTTTAAAAACGGTGATTTATTGGGTGTGATAGATGAGATAAACCCACAATATACCGCATATACTATTAATGAGGTTACTTATTATGATTACCCAGATGGGTCGACAATATATATTCAAAAATCCTCAGGAATTACTGAAAATGACATCAGTGTTAGTGCGATTACAAAACAAGAGGTATTATTAGACATGGTTTCTTCACCAGAAATACAGAGTGAAGTATTTATAGACAGAGGCAAGAACTCAGCTTTTGAAGGATTAGAAAGATTGGGTGAAGTTGATAACCTTGGAGACCTAACTAGATATGGTTATGGTTTCTATAAAATTAATGAAACTTAAAAAATGGCATTAGGAACTTACGGAATTACAAGACCCGCAGATATGTCTCCAGAAGACGTTGAAATCATTATGAACTACACACCAAGTAGAGATGTGACTGAAGACTTTGTACTTAAAGAATTAGATGCGGCTTCTTTATTGACGCCTTATTTCCACAACAACGACACTGGTGGGAATACAAATGAAATTTTGGGTGGTATGTATAATTTACGTTTACCCGCAAATGAATTTAATCAAACAGGTATATATACACTATATATTCGTCCTGCAGAGATTAGAACAACAATAACAGATTGTGGTGTTTTATCTGCGTTACCTAACGTTAAAGGTATTATTGTTGATTTAAATAATGTTGATGCCAAGTTTAGAAATAAATTTGTGGCACAAGGATTAGTTGGGTTTAGAGTTGAATATCTAAACGATAATGGGACTAAAATACCTAACTTTTACAGAATTGTAACATCTTCATTTTATTGTGAGCCAGTAACTACTAATTTAACTAATAGTTCACAAAAAAGTATTCGATATCGATATGTTGAGAATGGTAGTGATTTATTGTTCTGTACGTTATCGCCTTCAAGTGCTCCGTCAAACAAACCTAACGCAACACCATTCATTGGTCAACCTGACCAAGACATTATAATTACTAATACATATTTTAATCCAATTACATTAGATATTGAAATGGCTGAACATGATATCGATACATTAGCGATTGCACTTTACGGTAATCAGACTAAGAGTATGGAAGATGGTATTTACACAATTTATGACCCATCAAATAATATCTACAAACAATATAACTTGTTTGAGATTAGAGATGAGTTTAATAATCTATTGTATGAGGTTCGTCAGGATAGAGGTGATAATATCGATTTCAGTAAAAACTTCAATGATGTAATTGATTAATGGCTAGTAATAAAAAATATCGTTTTCCACCCGCTCCACCTTCAGGACAGGACACATTTTCACCCGATTTGGTTGGGTTTCAACTTGTTGATGGTGGTGGTTTAACTCAGGGTAATTTTGAGTTCACGACTTCAGTTGTCGAAAAGGTTAATAGAACCTTTAACACAGGTGTATTTTCAAATCCGTTCACATTGGAGAATATGGATTTGGTTAGTTTGGAAGAGTCAAGAAAAATTATTGCTCGTAACTACGGTGTTTACCCAAACTATGATATTTCTGTTGTAACTAACTTTTCTTTATATGGTTCATTACAAAAGAGACTTTCATCATCAATTACAAAGATAATTAATTATTTCCCTGCGGCATTAGAGGTTGATAAAATTTATACAGATTTTACAACTGCAAATACGGTATATAATATTTCTTATGATGTTATAGATGACGAAACTACATTTAATATTGATGTTGCTCGTATAAAAAATCCATTTGATATTGATTATAGTACGATGGCTGACAGGAATATGTCACTTCGACCAATGGATGTTTCTCCGTACAGAAACTTAACTAGACAATTCTTAAAGTATTCTTTATTTATTGGAACAGGTGAGACGGAATATAAATTACAGGACTTTACACCGTCAACTTCATTATCTTCAGGTACTTTAGAGGTTGTAGTGGCAGGTAATCCATATAGTGGAGTTACTTTTTCAACTGAGGACATTACATTACGACCTAGTAAATTCTATACTGAAGAAATTTTTGACGATTCATTTGACGAAATTGAGAAATTCTTATTAAATAGGTTAATATCTCCAAAATACACCGCAATGTTCAGGGTCCCTAGAGAAACTGAACAGGGTAAGTATTATACGTCTGTTGAAAATATTACTTGGCCGGTATTAGGTTTATGGAATTTAGATACGCAGACTGTAGGGTATGAAAATTACTTAAGTAGGATTAATGAAGTGGCGGAACTAATGGACCGTTATAAAACAAACCTAATCAGTAGATTTTTAGTAACAGGTTCATTTAAAGATTTCGATACGTCTGACCAAAAGATGGAGAAAGTTCTACAAATTTATGGTAGAAGTTTTGATGAGACAAAAAAATTCATAGATGCCTTAGCATTTATGAATAATGTTAATTATAACCCTAAAAATGATATACCGTCTGTATTATTAAAGAATTTAGCACAAACATTAGGGTTTGAAACAAATAATTCGCCAATAAGTCAGGATGACTTTTTAACTACCGTATTCGGGACAAAGAATCAATCCATATATCCTGGTCAAACTAGAGATAAAACACCTCAGGAATTAGATTACGAATATTACAGAAAGATAATAATCAATTCAGGATTTTTATATAAGTCAAAAGGAACAAGAACCGCAATAGATTTCTTAATGAGGATGGTGGGTGCACCAAAAGCATTAATTGAATTTAATGAGACCGTTTATGTGGCGGATGGACCTATAAACCTTAAACAATTTAATCAAGAGTATGATGAGATAAATAGTGGGACTAAATTAAATATTTTACCTGTATTAGTGCCTAGTGACACATACAACGTTAAAGGAGTTACATATACAGGATTTACTCCACAAGCCATAACATCTTTTGTTGAGGATGTAAGAACTGACTATCCTATGGATGAATACGGATATCCTACTGCGGTACCACAAACGGACAGTTATTTTTTCGAGATGGGTTCAGGATGGTTCGAACAAACACCTAAACATAGGTCAAATGAAACCATTGATATACAGAATTCTAACTTTACAGGTCAGAACACAAATATACAAACATCATTAGAACCATATAGTTTTGGTGAAAAATACTTTAATAGGTTTAGAGACTTCCCTAATATGGATTTAGGGTATACCTTAACACCGATTAAAGATAACTTGAAATCATGGTCGAGTACCGAAACAGGGTTAAGAAAAAGTAACGGTATTTTCAATTCTTATTATGATGTAACCGATGAAAGATTAGTATTAAATAGAAAGAATATTGAGTTATACCTCAATATGGGTCAGGGATTGGAGTATGATGTTTGGGACATGAGTAGAAATACTGGATACCCAATACCTGCAACTGGATTAACTTATCCTTACCCTACTGTTGGTGGTATTGATTGGACGGTTATAAATCCAAGACCAAAAGAGAAATCATTCTTTGAGTTTGCTCAGACATTCTATAAGAATATGATTAATGTTAGAAACCGACAAACATCGAGTGGTGGGTATGTAACGTTATCGTCATTATATTGGAAATATTTAACTTCGGGAGTGGATGTAAATATACCATCAAATCAATATACGTACCAAAAGATGATTGACTTCACTAATGGTATTGGTGACTATTGGATGAGATTAGTGGAACAAGTTGTTCCAGCATCAACATTATGGTTGGGTGGTCAGAAAATGGAGAATTCAGAATTCCACAGACAAAAACATAACTATAAACTACAAAGGGGTTGTGAGATTGTTGACATAGAATGTGAGCCTTGTGAAATTGAAGGTCCGTTATGGAAGTACGATTGTGCTAAACAAATTGTTGATTGTGATTTTTATCCAGCATCGACCTTCCAAAGTATACTAAACCAACAAGTAAACACTATTGTATCATCAAGTGGATATACTACTAATGAATGTGATTTAAATAGTGTTGTTTCTGATTGGTATATAGATTTAAGGTTAGATGGTAATATATTAGTTCAACAACAATTTTTTACGGGGTACGGATTCTCATCGTCACCAACAAATAATGATTGGTTAAATGCGGCAATTACACATTTCCAGTATTTATATCAATATGGTTTAAGTTACACTATAAGTGGAAACACAATAACTTTTACAAATATAGGGTGTGACCCAAATTTTACAAACAAAACAATCACCTTGAACGTGGGTATAAACATATCAATTAACTGTGGATAATGGCTAGTTATTATTTTATTTTAACACAAAGGACCAACGGGGCATCATTATACACAGGTGATACGTATTATATTCAATGGGATACAGGTCTCAGTGGTGCAACTGACGACACTTATCTACAACTTTTTACGGGTGGTACATATAGCTATTTCAACCTTTTCAAACATAGGACATGGTCCGTTGATTATGATGGTCAGACTCCGAATCAGACTGTGGACTATACCATGAAGGATAATGACTATAATGGAGGTGGTTCAATTGCATTTGCTGCCACTGGTATGGATATCCCAACTTTTCCATTGGTTAATGTTTATAAAAAAAATTATTTACTAAATCTTAACGATAATGTTTACTTTGCTGACATTGCATACGTTATTGATGCTAACGCAAGCCGAATAGATAGTAGTGGAAATCATTACTTAACAGGTTGGCAATTTGCTTCTGCAGGTTTTACTGAATTTTGGTCATGGATTCAAGGGAATCTAACATTATTAGATGTTTCAAGTACAGATATAAACCCTTGTGGTGATTTAGATATTCCGTTTAGTGCTACTAGTGCTATAACATATTATGATAATAATGCTGATGGATATGAGTACGCTTTAACTCAATCAGAATCGTTATGTAGTTATGATGTTACGACTGTAAAAATTGATGGAGATGCGTTGGACCAAAATAAGGCGTATAAGACAAATTATAATTTATGTTTCACACCTGGAAATATTTGTTTTAGACCTTATACGGGTGAAACTGCGGATATTACTGTTGAAGAGTATAATAATTGTAGTGCTTGTAGTGAGTCGGGTGGTAATATACCAACATATAGTGCCGAGTCATGTTGTGATGATACTGTATTTATATTCACGGCTACAACCTTAGGTGGGACCATTATAGGTAGTAATACGGTAGCTACTGGTGTAACTATTAATGGTGAATGTGCTGGTTACCCTAGTATGTTAGAAACGGGTTATACCACTAACGGTGTTTTAACAGGTACTTACACAGTAACAGGTGAAATTCCTTGTAATAATTGTACAGGTGAAACTCCGTGTGTTGTGTATTACTACTTTGACCCTTGTGATAGTGGTGATGATAATATTTATCGTGTTACTCAAACAGAATGGCAGAATTCATTTGGTGCACCACCTTTTGGGGGTAACACTTACAAATTAGAAAATATTGCAAATGTTCCTAACGCTTGTTACGTTGCGGTGGGTGAGCAACCGTCAAATATTACTTTTAGTCCATCGCCTACTTCATCGGCAACTGATGTTCCTGGTGGGTGTAATGATGCTATATGTCAGGTTATAGTAACTCCAACACCGACAGTTTCGGTTTCTGATACGCCATC